TGATGATGTGCGTGTCAAGATAACCGCTGGGGGAACCTTTACTTCTGGCACAGCTAATACTTCTGTTAAGTATTCAGTTTATGTAAAGAATGACACTGGGTTAGCCATTAATGAGGTAATCCAAAGTGAAGAGCTGAATGGTGATTACCAGGGAATGGCCTATGGTATGTATATCCGATTCGGTGAAGGTGTCTATACAACCAACGATGAATGGAGCATAATTGTCATGGGTATGCCTGAAGAACATGGCTCGGTAAAATCTGAGCAAGTAAGCAGGAGGTAGCATCTGGCTACACAATACACTTCCGTTCTCCGTGCTAATGTCATAGAACCGTTAGAGTCCTTGATCAAAGGTGAGTTCGATAAACTTCCAGTACACTACGATAAAGATTTTAAAAACAGGGGCAATTTCTTCCTTAGATTTATCCCTGTCCAGGATGAACTAGACCAACCGACTACTGAAGATCAGATCAGGATCTATGGTATTCTTTTAAGATTATACCGAAGAACACCGGGTGTATTCAGCAGGCGTAACAATCTTGAACAATTAATGAATTATGCAGACCGTGTTAAGCGTTTGATTGGAAACAATTCAAATTATAGCCCATCATCTACCTATAAGTGGAATGATGCGGTAATCACCTTTGTTAATTATGAACCAGAATTAGAAGATGATGAGATGAACTATCAAGTCGCAGACATCATGTTCAACTGCAATGTGCTAATATGATCACTTACGATAAGACATATAACGAGAATGTGTTGGATAACTTGAGGCTGATTATGGCACAAGAGTTTCGAAATGTTCCTATTCGTTATGATAAGATATATCGTGGTAATGCTTTCTTCCAATTAAGCCCCCAGAGGGACGAGATTGTAGAATTACGCTCTAATGGGGCTATTCGTGAATACTCGATACTTCTAACCTATAATGAAAAAGAACGTGGTAGGTACACCAAAAAACGCAGTTTAGATACTCGGATTGATGTTATTGAGCGACTGAAAGAGGTTTTAAGGGTTAATGTAGCCAGTATTGATGAATTCTCTAATTATGTCACCTCTGCTGGTAAATACTTTTTAACAAGTGACGGAGATCAGGTGCGCTTGGTCAAAAGGCCAATCCTGATAACCAGTATAGATAAATTCTTTATAACCTCGAATGGGTTATCGTTTACAGTATATCCAGGGGCGCAAAGCTACGAATGGCATAATGCGAGATTAGATTCTGTAAACTATGATTTAGAAAGTGAACACCCCTCTTACTTAACTGCAACTGTAGAGTTTAAATGTTTAGTGGAAGAGGCATATGCGTAAACGATTAAGGTATTAATGATGGCAAAATATAGATCAAATAAATTTATGAGTCAATTCGACAGTTACAAAGGTTTAAAGAAAGAAGACTGGGCAGCTTTTAACCGAGGAGAGGAAGTCGAACTTGATGAAGTGCCAAACGCAGCAAAAGATTTTTTAGAAAAAGTATATTCCAGTAAGAAGGAGTCCAAGTAATGCCATTAGACGGCGCAGCATATTCACCGAAAGAGTTTCAGTTAGCGTTAGTAGCTGAATCAACCATAGGCACAGCAAATGTAAGCTCAATGCAACTTGTTAATATTGACAGTATTGAGATGCCTAATTTTAATTTAACCCAAGTCCTAGATGTTCGCAGTGGGTCAAGTGGACGAGTATTCGATGTGGACGATGCGCTCATTGACGAGAAAGGCGTTACAAAGGAAATCACTTTTTCTGGTGTGTTTGATACAACTATTGCGCCATTGTTAGTGCAAAATTGCATTGGACTTGTAGAGGCAAGTGATGTAGTAACTATCCCTGCCGCCTATACACCGCCAGAACTTGAGACTGGAGATGCCTCTTCAATTACGATTGCAGATACAGTCACCATAGCTGTGATCTCACCAGCCACTTCTGGTGGGAATCGCTCTATTATATTCCCAGGCTGTACGATTACTTCTTTATCTATTTCTGGAGATATGGCGAATGAATCAGGTAGACTAAAATTTACAGCGACAGCACGCACAGGATACATTAGTAGCTTTACTCAAGCTGCACCATCAACCCCCACCGCATACGGCACAAGTTTCTATTCTTTGGCAACTTTAGCAGGAACAGCAAAGAAAACGATTGCTGGTGCTGAAGATTGTGTCATCCAAAGCTTTTCCCTGAATTTAGAGAATCCTTCTGAATATGTTGGACAAAACGATGCCAATGGTAATCCAGAAGCGATTGTCAGAGCTGTGCCAGAATTGAGTGCAACCTTAGATGCTACTGTAAAATATGATAATCAGACAGCAGAATTGCCAACCACAATGAAAGCTGGAACTACAGTGATCTCAAACCTTGCTAATCACGCAACGATAGCAAGTGCAAGTAGCTTTGCCTTTATAGGCAGTTATGGTAAGATCACTAATGTAGCATATAACGAAGCCAATGCGATGATGTATGATGTATCGGTCAAGTTTGGTGCATCTGGAGCAAATGCGATGTTGGCTGTTAGAACATAAAGAATTATGATAAAAACCCCACATGGCGAATTTGACATTCGCCCAATCACCTTTGGTGAACGTAGAGAATTACACCGTTTGGAAATGAAAGTGTTTTGGGATGAAGAAATAGAGCGCGATGCCTACTTTGACCTTTTAAACTGGTGTATGAAAAAAGCCTTCCAAAACCCCGAAGAAACCCTAAAAGACCTGGATGATGCACAGATAGACGAAGTGCTTAATGATGTCTATTTAGAGTATAAAGGTTTGTCAAAAAAAAAGAAACCAAAGTCAGGATAGCTACCTGGTGTAACTTCTTCGGATGGGGAAATAGTCTTTTCCCTGTTAAATTCAAATCTTACGAAGCCCAAAGCCCGACCTTATCAAAGGTGATCACATTCACCGAAGATGAGATTTGGGCTGAATGTCAGCGCATCATAGCTGAAGATAAACACAATAAATTCTCATTGGGTCAGAACTTATACTATAACCTCAATTTCTTCTGTAACCCTAAGTTCTTTATTGACAATGAGATAGAGGGATATGTAGAAGATTATTTTGTATCAACCAAATTCAATTTACCTCTATCACAAACCCTTCACGAAGCTGATGCCAAAACCATTGACATCTTTCGCCTTATTAGTGAAGAGATTAGTGCTTGTGAGAAACGATCAAGGGAAATGAATAATGGCAAATAAATTTGTAATTGAAGTCAGAGCTAAAGGGTTTACGAACCTTGAAGGTCAGTTAAATAAAGCCAATGGTGCGATGGACAGATTTGGCAAAAAAAGTCAGAGAGCTGGGAAGCACGCTTCTGGCATGAGAAAAACCATTGCTTTAGTTCGTAATAGTGTTCTATTGTATACATTTGCCCTTACAGCAGCAGTTAGAGCTATTGGAACGCTTGTAAGTTCATCGGCAAAATTTGAAGCAGTTAAAACACGATTGGTTGGATTAACTGGTAGCGTTGAAAAAGCTAACAAAGCATTTGATGTTTTTAATCAAGTCGCAGCTACTACACCTTTTAGTTTAGATGATGTGGTTAATGCTGGAGCGCAGTTAAAAGCGTTTGGTGCAGATGCAGAAGCCTTAATTAAACCGATTACTGACCTTGCAGCATTTATGGGTACGACTGCTACCGAGGCTGCTAACTCTTTTGGTAGAGCCTTTGCTGGCGGTGCTGGTGCTGCTGATATTTTACGAGAGAGGGGTATTCTTAACTTAATAAAATCCTCTCAGGGTTTAAAAGATTTATCCAAGACAACTTTACCTGAGTTTCGTGAAGCTTTAATATCCTCAATCCAAGATCCAACTATAGGAATAGAAGGAAGTACCGAGAGATTATCTAAAACCACAACAGGCGCAGTCTCTAATATGGGTGATGCTTATACTCGATTAGCTGTCGTTATTGGAGATAAATTAAAGCCTACCACCGATGCTACTATAAAAAGCTTAACAAACCTCGCAGAAGGTACAATTAAGATTATTGAAGGTGACACAAGAACGAGAGCAGAAAAATTAGTAGATGAATTAGAGATATTAGAAGGACAATTTATCCTAAACACTAAAGCGATGGATCCAGTGACCCAGGCATCGTTGGACTTAGGGGATGCACTCGATATGGCAATGGCAGGGTCTAGTGCCTTATATAGCGCTAATAAGGATTATGTAGGGGCATCTCCAGAATTACAAGCTTCTTTAATTAAAGAAAATAGTGCGATAGTTACTAAAAATAATCTTTTACAAACGAATAAAGAAAGAATACTTGAACAAACTACTACGATTCTTAATGAACTTGCAGCGATGGAGTATAAAAACACAGCTTTAGAGTATCAAGCACAAGTGTATCAAAAATTAGTGGATTCTATTGAGAATGTAGTCGCAGTAGAAAATTTGCACCTTACGAAATTAGAGCAAGTAAAAGAACTTAAACCTCTTGATCCAGTTACAAATGCATTCAAAGTTTTAGATAGCACACAAAAAACAGCAATAGGCATGACACAAAAGTTATCCGATACGTTTGTTCAAGCTGGGATTCACGGTCAAAATATGGGGGATGCTGTAAACACTGCCCTAAAATCCATAGCAGCAGAAATATTATCGCAGGCTGTGGTATTTGGGCTTATGAAAACTTTCTTTGCCCCAGCATCGATTGGATTTGGGTTCGGTGATTTTTTAGCTAAGTCTTTTGGTATCGGTCACTCTGGCGGTGCAGTAACAAAGAAAGGTGTTCAAACTTTTTCCAGCGGTGGAATAGTGAGCGGCGCAATTACACAGAATGGTGTACAAGCTTTTGCCGGTGGCGGCACGGTGCGCGGTAGAGATGATGTCCCTATCTTAGCCCAGGCTGGAGAGTTTATTGTTAAAAGGGATTCAGCGCAGTCCATTGGTCTTGATACATTAAGACAGATGAATGAGACAGGCCAGCCGTCCAGTAATATAGTGGTTAACATTCACGGCGGTGTGGTGCAGGATGATTTTATTAGAAACGAACTAATACCCGCAATGAATCGTGAAGGGGTAAGGATTGCTCGATCTTAACACTACTATAACTAATGAATTAAATAGTAGATCAACCAGGGGCATCTTTCTAATAAAGTTATTTTATGGAGATGAGACTAATTTTACTGGCGTATCTACTGTTGATTTTACTGATGGCAGCGACTTCTATAAGGGTGTGGTGTCGTCAATGGGGGATATTTCTTATGACTTGGATTTTTTTGGGTTTAAAGCAAAGCAAAATGGGATTACTCTCAAAATCATTAATGCAAAAGCGTTTGACGACAATAAGCGCTTTTCTGATTTAGTAGGAACAAATGCTTATGATAACAGGAAGTGCGAAATTTACGTTATCCCAAATGAATTATCAGGATTAATTACCAAAGAAATAGTCTCCTATGGTAAAATTTCCGCTAATTGGGATTACGATAATCGGTTTGTGAATATTCGCATAAGTGATTTTCGTACTGGTATCAATGTAGCGTTACCGCAGACAGTCATTAAAGAAGATGATACAAGTAATGACTTTCATTATGCTCCAGAAGATAATTTTAACAAGCCAATACCTATTCTTTATGGTGATCATTCGCATAACACTGCTTTTGACAGTGGCGTTTTAACAGAAGATACTGAAAGATGGGCCACGCGGTCTAAAGTACCAGCAATCGTTGTAAATGAGTTTGATACTTCTTCTAATAAAGCGATTGCCAAATGCGATACTCAGGCCGTACATACATTAAACGCATCTACTGTTTATATATATAACAACGGAATGTATAGCGCTTTAGAAACTGCGAGTTCTGCTGTCGCCGTTGATGCTGCAACTGCAAAAATATCCTATGAAGGAACTACTGCGTATGCGATGATAGGTTTAAATATGGATTCTGCGGTGGATAGTAGTTTTACAAGGGATCGCTTTGAGAATACATCTGTTACTAAGTCTCATTCGTATAGTGGCGATGGTGAGTATAAAGATTTAATCACCTTCGGTGTACCACAAATGACCAATCTTGGCACAATAGACACAATCAAAGTGTATTCAACAGCAACAGCAAGCGGATCAACCTCATTGACAGCAAGATGGCTTATAGATGGGGTTGCTGCTACAACTGGGTCTGCAATCATTGTAGGGCAACGAGGAATAGTCAATTCTTCGGATATTGATATTACAGCAGATTATTCTGCTCCTCAAAAAGCTGCGTGGGATTTAGAATCAGAATTAACTGTAGAAAGTCAATTAGCCAGCAGCAGTGGTAGTTTAGTCTTTGACCAGGCGTGGCTTCAGATTAAATATGCAGTAAATGACCCAACTGTCCATAAGAATTGGTATGATGTGGTTGTACCTTCGGGGATGTTTCTTGGTGGTGAGAACCCAGAGGAAATGGAGGGGCATGAAGTACACCCAACGGAGTTGGTTTTTTTAACACCAAATAATGTAAAAATAGTATATATATCAGGGAAAGGAAGAAAGTACGGTAGCTGGGTAGATGGATCTCGGGGAAGTCCTGGTAATAGCCACAACTCAGGTGACTTAATTGAACACCCAGTTTATATTATAGAGGAAATTTTACGAACTGAATTGGGCTTGGGGGATACAAATATCAATATGATATCATTTGATACTGTAGCAGCAGCGACCAGCACATATAAAGCAGCCTTTAGTCAATTCAATCGAGACAAGGCTTTCAATATCATTGATGATATATGTAAACAGTTTTGCTTTTACTTCTTCTTTAATGGGGAAGGGAAGGCGACCTTAGTGAATAAAAAGCTCGCGTCTGCGTATGACCCAGCTTCACTAAGCCCAGACTATTCTATAGATTTTAATGACTGCGACCTAGGCATAATCAAAAAGACTGATATGAATAAGGTCAAAACCAAGGTCAGAATAGAATATGACTTTGATTATGGCTCATCGAACAATAGACTGAATATTGAAACCAGTTCACCCAATAACACGGATTTTAACAGAGACAAATCAATGGATTTAGTGATAGACTGCAATAAAATACGCTATGATGTAGAGCAGTCTAACGATACAAACGCCAAAGCACTGGCGACTACAGTCCATGATCTTTATAAGGATAACCACCAAACGCGCAAGAATGTGATGAGCATCACTGCCCTTAACCCCATCTATCTTAAATGTGAGATTGGTGATATAGTTGGGCTTTCCAATGTACCGAGCGACATAACACTCTTTGGGACTGCTTTCTCTAATCAGAATTTTATGATTACAAAAATATCTAAATCGGAATCAGTAATTAAAATGGATCTTACCCAGGTGTCCTAATGGCTAAATACTTTGTATATCCACTAAGTGGACAGTCTCCTACGTATGCCATCAGCAGTGGCTCTATCCCCGATGGTGGTGGAGCATACACTTCCAACTCATCAAAAGTTACAAATACCGAGAGACTAACAGACGATAGCCTGGATAGTGCTGCAAACTTTACAGAACAGCATGCGACAATCAGAGTAGATAAAGGTGGAGCTGCGGTAAATACGCTTGATGCTATGTATTACTATTCAACCGCAGCAAACAGCAATGGGTTCAGATTTTATACAAACAGTGCAAACGACGATTCCTCTAATAGTGGATACACCGGGACAACTACATTAAAGGGATGGAATACTGAGGAACTATCAGATGCTAGTAATTCTGAAAGATATTGGTATATGTCAGCATACGAGGGAGCAGTAACTACGATTACAGAGGTTGTATTGGGAGTAAAACTAGATCTAACCAATGTTATACTTGGGGGTTCTGAAGGTGTAAATTATGGCAACGATGTGATGATCAGCTCTGGTGGTAATGAATTTTCTAATCAGCGGCATGGTGCAAAAAAATTCTGGAATTTAAAATTACGGCATGTGTCATCCACTGTTAAGTCCAATTTAGAAACTATGCGGGAAGCAGTAGATGGCTCACACCATAATTTTATATACTATGATGATAATGTATATAATTATGTCAGCATGAGTGATGACTCCCTCAGATTTAAAGAAATCGCATTTGGTGTGTATGACACCAGTATCAAGCTTACGGAAGTATTATAATGGCTAAGTATTTTATTTATCACAATGCGGGATTTTCGGGGGGGACAGTAACCGATGGGACTGTATCTACAACAACATTTTCTGCATCAAGCTCAGTTACAAATGAAGATAGAGCAAACGATATGTCTATTGCTACAGCGTTTACTTCATTCGGAGCCAATGATGCACTTAGATTTGATGTTGGGTCTGCAAATGCTTCGACTAACTGCGATAGAGCTGCTTTGTATTTCACATCCGCACATGGTCACGATATGAAGATATACTCAGCGGATCATGAAACTAATATGGGGACTGCTCTTGTTAATAAGACTGATAACTGGGTCGAAGGATGGAATGAATTAAGTTTTTCAGATGCTTCTGGTCAATATAAATTTATTCAATCTACAACAGGCACAATAGACGATATAACAGAAGTAATTATTGGTAAAAAGTTAAGCCTAACCAATATAGAATTAACTGGATCGGAGGGAATGAACTATGGAAATAGTAATGCGATTACCTATGAAGGTAATAAGTTCTCCAACCAAAGACACTACGGACAGCGATTTTGGAACTTTGATTTAAAACTCGTCAGCTCTACATATAAGACGAGCCTGGAAACCATGCGGGAAGCGATAGATGGGGCGCGTTATAAGTTTCTATATTATGATGGGTCAGCTTATTATTATGTACGTATGAGTGATGATAGTTTAAGATTTAAAGAAGTGGCTTATGGTGTCTATGACACTTCTATTAGGCTTACGGAGCAGTTAAGCTGATATTGCGGGACATTTTTTGAACACTTTTTTCTGCATACTTTGTCCAACTCTGTCCAACTTTTGTTACATGGTGTGTTAAATATGTTGAATTGCTCTCCCTCGTATATCCTCTAATAATATAAGTTACAGGGTTTAACGTGCCGGAGGGGGGACTCGAACCCCCACTTTTAAGCCTATTTTCGCTAAACCCATGTAACGGCAATATTTGAACACTTTTTAAAATATCTGAGCTAAAGAGTTAGCAGATTCCACTCGATTCTTATCTGCATAATCTACATATTTTCTGATGGTTGTTTTTGGATCACGGTGGCCTAACTGCTCTTGGACTGCCAGTATATCCTTTAACTCATTATATAGATATGTACCAGCCGTATCACGGAAGTCATGGGTCGTGAAATATTTAGGGTTCTCTGGGTCATCCCAACCCAATATCTGCCTTGCCCTTACCAGTCTAGCGTATATTTTCCCAGATCCAATCGGTATGGGATAGATGTCTGATCCCTCATGCTTTAATTCATACTTAAAGTAATCGTTGATTTCCTTCAGCAATGGTTGATGTACTGCTTTAGTAAAACCAATTTTCAGCTTTTTATCGTGATTCCCCTTATGACCTTTGTTCTTAATGTGGGCTATCTCTTTGTCTTTATCTAACTGAATCCAAGCGAAATCAGGGCGACATAGCTCGCTAATGCGGCAGCCTGTCAGTAGGTATAGTCGAAAGATTAATTTAGAGATTTCAGGGATGTCAGGATGCCCAAACAGTGCTTTCAACTGTGCCTTCGATAATGGGTTTATATCCGTCTCTTGTGGCTTGGGTATTTTCATCGGCTTGGCGCTGATCTTATAAGCAAGACGATTATCATCAATTTGTTCCCTAGCCCAATTACCAATTCTTTGTAATTGCGTAAGGTCAGTTAAGCAAGTATTTACTCTCTCTGGATTACCAAATAGTTCAATGTAACCATCTACAGTAAAATCAGAATAATGATAATCTTTACCGATTACCTTATTTGTCATAATCTTATTCATCATTGATATATAGCGATGGGTCGTTTTTGATCCATTCTGCCAAATCGTAGGCTTATCCATTACTCGCCGCTTAAATATCGGGAACAATATTCCAATGGTCAATTCTGGCTTTTCAACATCCATCCCAGTGCCGTGTAGCTTTTCAGAGCGCATGTCGATTTCTTCCTGAAGGGTTATATCCCTGACTTGAGCCTCGGCATAATGCTTACCCTGAACCGTAATTCGCCTGTAGGGGGATTTTGGGAACAGGGTCTTATAGCCAGTCGGTATATATTTAATGGTATATTTTTCCGAAAGAGCTTGTGTTGGGGTCTGTTTAAGTATTTTAGCCATCATTTTCCTTTATGTCTGGGCAATCTTTTTCAACGCAAGTAAGAAGACCAATAGAATACTTAAAAGAGTTAGCGCCGAACTCTTTCGCTTCTATGCGCATTAAACAATAATTCCCATTTTTCTTTTTAACTCTTATGGTCAAATCTCTATTTTTTTGGGCTAATGCTTTAATTACAGCTTTTTTATCCTTTTTATGCACTATATCTATTATCGACTGCCCTCGCAGTTCATTCTCAGCCCACCCAATAATTTTTTCTAATGCAGGATTGATGGCACGGATTTTTCCATCACGAGAACACGACATAGGCTTTGAGCAGTGATAAAATGTCCAGTTCCATTGTTTTGTAATAGTTTCTAATCCATCAGCCAGTTCTTCGAACGCTTCGGGGTGATCCAGGCGAGGGGTCATTTTATGTTTGTCTGATTTTAACATAACAGTTTCCTGCTTTAAGGAGTTTATTTGATCTAACTGATTTGTTATCACTCTTTTCATCATCACATCATCTCCCTCCGGGATTTCCGTTAATACTGCGGTTGTTTTCCTGCCATCACTCCAATCTAACTTTTTGCCAACAGATAGAGCCATTAGCTCCAGCGTTTTTGCTTCTACGGTTTTAAATCCATTTTTTCGCAACCGCCAAAATGTTTGCCTGGTCACACCTGTTTTTTCTGCCCATTGGGGGTCGCTCCAGCCAGCTATGCCAATCAATTCATTGGCGATTTCTTGTCTTGTTATTGTCATATCCACCCTCATTATTGTTAACGAACAGTTAAATGTAATACATATTATCACAACAAAACAACACATATTTAACAAAATTATGTTGCATGCAATTAATTAAAGTATTAAAATATGTTACCAAATAAGGAATATATATTAATGAAACGTACACTTGGAAGGCCCAAAATAGAGGCCGAGATTGAGCCACAGATAAAGATTAAGAAAGTATTAGCCAGAAAAAGTGTTCAGAGGAATTTAGCATGGTTATCGAGGGAAGCAAACATCACATATCCTCTATTACATCAGATCGTCAGTGGGAAGAGACGGCTTCAGGAAAAGCAGGCTGATCGCATATTACATACGTTGCACAGATTTAACATTGATGTTACCTATGATGAGGTCTTCATTTGAAACAAGATTTCTGGATGGACTGTCAAACGGCAGCAACATATATGTCCTTATCGGTCAGATCCATTAAGCGTGGAATCCAGAACGGTAAGAATCCAGATTTAAAGCTGAAGCGGGCTGGCTCGGATAAACAGCCCACCTGGAGAATTTTGAAATCAAGCCTCGATAAAACAAGGCACTTTAGAACATGACCACATACCATGAGCCAAGTCAGAATACTATCTACAGATAAACTTATAAAAAGAGATTTTCTCTCTTATATAGGATCATTAGGCGCTTCCTTTAAGGCCACACA